CGCCTGTTACGACTTTTGGCTGTCGATGACCGCCTTGCATGGTTGTCAAAGTGGGCGATTTGCCTTCCGGTGAGTACACGCGTTTGATGATGTCAAACCCTTTGAGGTCTACTGCTGTGCCGACTTGGATGGGTTTTTGCGGTATGCCTGTTGCACTGAACTTGTTTCCTTTTTTCTTGTCGTTTTCAAAGTTTGCACGAGAAGATTTGTAGTAGTTTGCTTTTAGCACGTCTGCTTTTTCAGGAAGGTTTGTTGTGTCGTTTTTAAACACCAACTGCCTTCTGTGTTTTTCGAAGTAGCTTTTAAGATTACCGCCTTTGAAGTAGTTGGCATCGAGGCAATGCGATTTGTCTCGGTCCGTAAACCAGTCCGAGTCTTCCAATATGTCTTTTAATACGATGCCACGATCTTCAGGCTGTTGTACGTTCGGTATGTTGGTCCAATAATATCTTTGCCGGTTTTGTGCGCTGACTAGCGAACTGTTGATGAAAATGGGTTCGACACCGAGTTGCTCTGTGATGACATCAAGAAACTCTTTTTTCATGCGCACGTTTTCTAATAAAAAGTATTTTGGTTTGCACTCTTTTAACAGTCTTACGAACTCAAAGAACAAAGCGGAGCGCGGATCGTCAAAGGCCAATTGATCGCCGGCAAAGGAAAATCCTTGGCATGGCGAACCGCCCACTAAAATGTCTATGGGGGGCAGGTCTTTTGCGAATACTTTGGTGACATCGCCCAGTTGTATCGTATCCGGATAGTTTTTTTGCGCGATTTGTATTGGATATTTGTCAATCTCTGATGCGAAATATTGTTTGATGGGTATGCCTAGTTGGTCAAGAACGATGCGAAAGCAACTCATGCCGTCGAACGTGCTCAATACCGTTTGTGGTTTCAGGTTCATTTTTTTCTCCGTGTGTTTAAGTGTTGTGGCCTCATTGTTTACTAAAATCCACTTGGGAGAACTAAGCGCTAATCTTTAGTAAACTTTTTACAAATCTACGAACTGAGACCACCTCTTATCCGTAGAACTTAACGCGCTTAGTTATAGTTAATTGACTAAGTATATAGAACTAGTCCCATACATACAAGCATAATTGTGGAAAGAAATACGTCGAGTAGGAATTGTACAATTTGACGTTCGTTGAGTTTTTTAGGGACGAAGGACCAGGGACTTTTGGTCATTTCCCACAGTTTTCTTGCTGTTTCCATGCGGTGAGCTCCAATTTATAGGCATAAAGGTTCAATTTCTAGGGGTTTTGTGTTGATTTATCCACCGCACCTCAAAAAAACGTAGAAGTTCACTAGAAGTTAGGTAAAAATCGAGGTATGGTACGCCTGAAACCCTTTAAAATCAAGGGGTCTTGTTTTCCTATATAGACAACTACAACCTAACCTGAACTTCTGTTTTTGAGATTTTACAAAAGACTAATCAGAATTTTTTTTCAAAAAGTGAGGTGCGGAGGTGCGTTTTGGATGAAAGCCTTTGTTTATAGGGGTTTTCACCTAACCTGAGTGAGGTGCGGTGGAGGTGCGGTGGGTGCGGTGAAATATCTTTACTTATTTTTACTTTGATGGGTATAATTCAAACATGCCAAAAGGAACATCAGGAAACATAAAAGGCCGAAACGATAAACACTTGACCAACAAGCAAATCAAATTTGCGAAAGAGTTTGTTTACAACGACGGATCTAAAACCCAAACCGAGTGTGCAATCACAGCCGGATATAGCAAAGAAAGTGCTCATGTCCGAGCATCAGAACTTCTAAACCCACAAAAATATCCTGTTGTAGTCAGATACATAAGAGAACTCCAAGCAGAAGTGGATCGTAAATACGAAGTTACGTTTGGAAGACATGTTAGAAAACTAGCAGACATTCGAGATCAGGCTCTTGAAAAAGGGAATTTAACGGCTGCGGTTTCCGCGGAAGTTCAAAGAGGAAGAGCGGCCGGTCTTTATGTTGAGCGTAAGGAAATTCGCACAGGTTCTTTGGAATCTTTGTCTGAAACTGAGATCAAGACAAGAATTAAGGACCTGTTGTCAGACTACAAACCTCTCCTGGAAGCAGAAGAAGCAGTCTTTACTGAAGCTTCTGATTAGTCCTGTTTAACAGTCTTATGGCTCTTTTTGCCAGTTTTACAGCTTCCTCTTCTTTCTGAGTACAAAGCTCAACTTCTTGACCATCACTACAGAGCAACACATACTTGTTCTTATGTTTTATTAGTTGGTAATCCTGCATTCTTTTCACCGTTTTTTTCTACGCAAAGCCTCAATCTAGCTAAGTACCATTGAGCCTTCTTTAAATCTTCTATACCATTTTTATGTTCGTAGCGCCATAAATATTTGATAACGTTTCCTTTTAAATAGGCTCGAAAACCCTCCGGCGTCATACTTGCTTCAATAGCTAAAACACACTCTATTCCTCCTTGGTTGTAGTGAGGAGGTCTGTTTACCATGTCTTCTTTGTCAGTCTTCATAGGCTTTTCCGGTCGCCTTTTCCCACTCCCAAACAGCATTGGCAACACAAAGATTGCTGCCTTCTATAACACCCTTAACAAACCAAGGCGCAAACTGATCTTTGTTTTCCACAAACCAAGCCCTAAACTCAGGATCGGTTTTCTTTTTATGAACGCCCTCAACATAGGGCCTCGTTGGGTTTAATCGTGTGTCGTTTTTTTTCATTTTAAGACTCGCCGTAAAATTTTCGTCTCAACCACTCAGGGTATTTCCTGTAGTAATCAAAAACATTTAGATAAGGAGTTCTTCCTTCGCTTTGTCTTTCAGAAGTGTTTTCTTGATACATTCCCTGAACAAAGGTGTAGAAATTGGGGTCTTTTTGAAGGTCTTCAGTCATTTTTTCCCACTCGTTTTTTCGCCATACTTTTGTCATTTTTTCCTCGGCATAGTTTGTATAGGTCCCCTTTTAATTTTGTAGATTGTTTGTTTAATCCAATCAAAAAAATTAAAAATAGGGTCTAGGAGGTTCATGTTGGTGTCGCATCTATCCAATCGGTTTGTGGATCAAACCTTTGGTCAAGCAGTCTCGTGTTCTTTTTGTCCCAATACAGCTGTCTGATGTATCTTCCTAAACCAGCATCGGTTGGGAACTCTATAACCAATTCTTCAAGTTCTTTAAAACCTAAAGATTGGTGCTCTTTGTTTTTAACTCTCATTATATAAACCCATAAAATTTTCTTGGTCCATTTGGCATTTTATCATATTCTTTTTTTGGAATTTTTTTGCCGTTGTAATAATAAACCTTCTTCCACTCTTGTTTTTTATCTTTGTTCATTTCCCTGTTAAATAAAAACCATAGCCTACGATAGAAGCGCATAAAAAAGATTGCACAACAGCCGTGGTGTAGTTAAGTGAAAAAAGATTGTTAAACGTTCCTAGTAGGTATAGAAAATACAAATCGTTTTTGATCGGCAACGTGGACAAATCCAGAAAAACCAAACCAAAAACGATAGTTGTTAGACCGAGCAACCGCAACATCAGTTTTGCACCTTCTTATATATTGCTTTTGCTCGGCTGATAAGAATCTGGCTGACCCTAGCATCTTCGCTAGGATCAATCCAAGTTATCTCTCCCGTTGTTGGGTCTTTCTCAAAAAACACCCTACCTTTGCCCCAACCCAGCCAAACAGCACCTTTGTTGTTTTCGCCGTAGGTTACTTTTGCGCCATTAGTCATTGGACACCTCCTCTATATTACAATCATCTACATACCCATAATCTGAAAGATTATCAAATTCTTCTTGAGCTTGTTCTTTGTTTTCTGCCTCAACAATACAAACTAAAGTCGTGGTTATTTTATATTCTTTTACTTTACTCATCATCAGACACCTCCAAAAACTCATGTGTATCAGGAGCACTTGCTCTACAAGGCATTATGCCAACAATGGCGTTGCTTGTTTGAAACACACCAACTTTTTCTGAGCTACCGGCAACAAAAGACACCAGATCATTGGACCCTTTTAAAACAAGGTCTTTTAACATAGCTAAGTATTTCGGATCAAAAACAACGCTTTCGTTTTCAAGATTCAATTGATCGTCTGCACCTTCCAAGGCCCAATATTTGAATATCTTCTGCCATTCAGGATAATTCCCTTCAATGACGTCGACTATTCTTGAGTTCACATCACCTTCATCTGTGATGGCGACAGCACCCATGTAGCTTTGGTTTATCATGCGCATTCTTTTTCCCTTGCTTTTTTTAAGTTCGGTGAAAAAGGGCAGAACTCTCGATGAGTTTTCTTGGTAGATGTCGAGTATCACACTTTTAAAATCTTCGTGCGGTACAGCTTCCTCATCTGTGTAACAACAAAGAACGTGGCCGTTGGTGGCTACGATGTAAACACCGCCCTCTTCTCTGCGTTCGACAAACACACTTCTTAAATAAAAACGTGCGTCTTTTGGCTTGGCTGCAAAAGCACACGCTCTTGCTAACATCTCGCCGTTTAGGTTATCTATTTGGTTCATAATTAACTCCCGTAATTAAGTTTGTTTTTACAAGCAGTGCCAACCGAAGATGACACTACCCGTCGTTTATCCGTGTAGAAAAACACTTCTCTACACTACTCAAGTCTATCAAACCTATCTTATATATCAAGTTCTTTTTACTTTATTTTGATACACTTGGCTTACTGTGGCTAAAAAAGAATCTTTATTTTGGAAAAAAGTCAAAACGAATTTAAAGTCGTTCCGGCTGATGCGTATTGAATCATGGGTTAATCTCGGTATACCTGATGTATTGGGGGTGTCCCCACGCGGCGTATACTTCACCGCTGAACTTAAAGTAACCCAAAGTAATAAAATTTCTCTTTCGCCGCACCAAATCGCATATCACGAAGAAAGAGCAGATGCGCCCGCTTTTATCTTGGCCCAGGCCCTCCGCCCTTCTACCCCTAGA